ACCTACGGCGCACTCACTTGCAGAGGTGCACATCTGTAGCACTCTAAAAACGGGGGTATAATACTTTCGAATAATAAGAGTGCAGCAGATTTCTCCAACCATATAAAGTCTGACTTTGTCCTTAGTCACCAATGTGGGCTCGTCTTTCGGACAGCCCATAAACAACCAAGGTACACGCATGCCAGCCTTCAATTTGACAAGTTGGATATCAACCTGATCCCAAACTTCTTTGAGAAACTGCTTTCTTTCTTCACCCAAATCACTGATATAGGTGGTGATCCAGTTTTTCTTACCTCCTGAGAAATTAATTCCCATCGAGGAATTCCAGTTAATAGCGTCAATGTGGCGCAAACCACTAATTCCGTTCAAAACTTCATCCCAGGACAAAGGTTTCAAGTCTTTGAGAAGATACTTGGGCAAATTGCGAAAAGCAGACAGATAGTCCTGGACAGCCCACTCCAAATGTTGTTGGGGCAATCCTGGTGAAGTCTGGAAGGCGAACGCTGCAGATTTAGGCCACATAGATCTACCAAATTTCGGCTTGTCAAATTCCAATCCCGGAGGAGCCAAGAGAGCAATATCTTGAGCTATGATCGTAGGACGGACCGAACTTTTGTAAAAGGCTTTAGTTCCACGCTCCCCCATAAATACGGCACCTTGATTGGTGACATAGGTTTCGGGATCATGTTGCTTAAGCCACTCCACTTGATCAGTCATGTAGCCATTGGGTTCATCATCCGCCACAGCAAAAGAGGGATATCCATTTACTGGTGGATTCCACTCTTCAGGGTGAGATGCACTTAACAATGTGTGAGGTTTAGCCATGACGATCTTCAAGAACGCCTCTATTTGCCTATGACTGGGCAAGTAAGAAACACCTCGGTTCAGATCAACCTTGCGACCACCGAAATGGACTCCTAAGATGGTGGGATTCGCACCCAAAGAACAATAAACGCCACCGCACAATCCAACATAAGTGGGTGTAGGCCACTTCCAGTCGAGCACGATATTGTTATTCACATCAGCAGTCACGATGCCATCCATCTCTGGACGATCAGCAATGAGTCCCATCTCATCCTTATGGAAGAACTTGGCGCGAACTGCTACAGGATTGACATTGAAATACGGAATCAAATTACGCTTGCTACGAAAACTGACATAGACAAATGCCATATCCGACTGATTCCCACACAAAACGCAATTCTCAGGGCCAACAACGACAATCTTAGAAGAAGAAGGACTGGTATTGTCCATGATCTTCCAAAAAGTCGTGTCCCTAGGAACTGCGTGAGCGGGAATAAGAGCACAATCTGTCTGAAACCAAAAGATATCTGAAAAGAAGATCCAATCTTCCTTCGGTTTGACAAACAGCATAGACAAATTCTTTTTGCACAATCCGTGCAATTGGGAATCTGTCATAGTCCGATTATCCACGGACATGTACTTTTCGACTACGGTATTCATCCACACATCTTTGGTATTATTTTTCGCAATCAATTCTTCCTCGGATAAACCCATGAAATTTTGGTGTTCAATGGGAGAAAAATCTTGAGGTACCCGCAATTCTTTTTCAGGGAGGGAAGCGGTAAAATCGACAGGGGATGGTAATTCCAAAGATTCAGAAGGAGTAGAATTGCTCACATAAAGAGAGCGGATCATGATAGCAGCAGTGCCAGCAATAAATCCCAAACCTATCACTTCCAAGAGTGCTTTGATGTAGGGGTTGTACTTGTCGCGATGGGCCTCAGCCACATCAGAAATTGCAGTTCTACGATCAGAAAGAGTTTGATAAGCGGATTGCCTCAAAAGAAGCGAATAACCAGATGCCCAAAACCACATGGTAAAACCAGTTGTGATTAGCATCATATGGTAAGAACCGCTAAAACAACATCTCTGGAGCAAGCCAAGGCCAAACAAGAAAAGGCCTCTCGCTCCATACGTATGTGCAAGCTTTATACGACGACAAAGTTTAACGTCCTGCAGTACAGGGGCAAGACGACGGACAAATCCTGTATCCCAAAGATTGTCGGGTAGCCAATACCACCACTGAAGAAAATCCTCAGTGCTGATATGATCGACTAAAGTGGAGACAACCGAATCGATGGCTTTCTCCCACCCCAACAGGCGTCCTAACCAGGTCCCAATAAAGGGAAATTCTCCCAATCTCTCAATAGTAGCTTTGCGGGCGCTCTTCCAAAAGGAAGCTGCGATCCAGTCAGCGACTAAAGAGGCTGATTGCTGTTCAACTTCTTCCTCATGCGGAGGAAGCCGTTCAGGCATCGGGAGATCATCATGGACAGTGCCATGCCCGCAGGCAGCAATAATTTCCATAGCTGATGGGTTAGGTCTAGGTGGTGGTCGACCTCCGCGGCCTCGTCCACGTCCTCGCTGATGACCACGGCCAAAAGCACGCGATCGAACTCGATTCAACATGCGATCCGTAGACGAACTAGAAGACGAATCTCCTTGCTCAGAGGACGAAGATGAAGAATGAATCTGATAGTTAGGATCCGGGGGGGAAACAACTTCAACTTCATCCTTCATTTTCCCGCAGCGGCAAGTAACGCGGTTGCATTCTTTGCACATAATATACGTAGCTTTGTTAATGCGAGAGAGGTGTTTCTCCTGCTGGGCATCGTGCTGTGCCATAATGAGTTCCATGTAGTACAAGAAATCTCTGGCATTCAATTGGTCCAAAACCACTGTTTCACCAGTGGAAGGGTCTTCGAATCGCTTAGGCACATAACCCGCCTTTACAGACGTATTTATCGTGAAGAGATGAACATCATTGAGCTGGTTGTTGCCAACCCATACATGTTTAGGATTCTCTTCAAAAACTGCGGTATCAATCCCACCAACCGAATTACGATACTCTGAACGCACAACTACATCGACCAAGATAATTCTGCGTCGAACTGAGTCCGGATCGACAGAAATAGCCTCGATGTGCATATGTCGGTTATTGGTGGAACCAATCACCATTTTTAAGTCTGGCATGACTTTCCCTTTTGATTCAACTTCAGCTTTGTTAGCAACAAAGGGAATATTGTTGCACGCTTGAAGGGCAGCGGCGATGCCCATTGAAGGGTCATACGCCAATGGTCTATTAGCTACGTCATCAAAAATCAGAACAAGGGTTGCATTTGTCACTTGAGAGTGATACTTATCATCAGGGGTAATTGAGCCTACAAGAGCAGGTTCATACTTGATATTCAACATTGCCATTCTAATTTTAATGAGAGCATTCATGAGACCACTTTTTCCGCAGCCAGGAGCGCCATGAAGAATGATTCCTACAGGTTGAGGAACCAATTCTCCGGCGCGTCGCCCTAGAGCCAATTCAAATCGCCATTTGTTGAGCAAACACAAACGGTCGGAAAAGATTTTCCGTTGATAAGAACCTCCAGGCGCAGTAGTGCACGCAACAGTGTACGCGCGGACAGCTACGTCCATCTCTCCCATTAGCTCTCCCCAACAGCCACCATTTTTGACAAAGTCACCGGTAACGACTGAGGGCATCTTATTACGAATATTTTCATACATAGTGTCTAAACGTGCAGACATTGTCTTTTCGTAAAAGAAAGGAAGAAGATTTCC